TCGAATTGTTTCACGTCGGCCGTGTCGTCCAGCTTATCGTTCGTCTCGTCATAGTCGACGAGGTCGTCCCACGCCGTAAGGTCGAACTCGCTTACGGTCCCCGACGACGTCGGCGACGTCTCGGTCTTTTGTAGGTCCTGAAACTCGGTCGACCCCGCGCCGCGAAGCTCTTCGACCGTGTGTTCCGGGGCCGACACCGCCGGATCGTCGAGAATCCCGACCGGGATCGGATTCCCGTTCGTATCTTCGATTTCGATCACCGACTCTTGTCCGCGCCAGGTCTTACTCATAGGCGGCCATAGCGCGGCGAGTGGCAAAAGGATACGGGCCGGCCGAGTCGCTTAGTGTTACTAAGTCCGCGCTATGAGGGAAGGTCCAGCGTCACGTCGACGACGAACTGGACCGAGATAAGCAACAGTTGCGTCCCGGCCGCGTTCCCCGCGAAGTCTTCGACGGTCCCGATGCGAATCGCGTGCGCGAGTGGAAGCGTCAGTAACTCGTCGGTCGCGGCGACGGCCGCCTCGCCCGCCGCGTCGAGTTGGTCGCGATAATCCACGTCGCGTTTTCGCTCGAAATAGATGTTTAATCGAAGCGTGTGTCGCCATGTGTTCCCGCCCTGGTCGTCGGCCGACTCGGGGAGAACTTCGACGGCCGGGAACGACATCGCCGCCTCGTCGGTCGGCCCGACGAACGGTCGGCGAAGCGCGTCGACCGACCCCGCGCCCGCTTCGATCGCGTCAATAGCGCGACGCCGCGACGCGAACAAATCCTCGAATACCATACCCGACGGTTCGCCGGTCGCCGCCTAAAGCGTTCCCCGCTATCGGTAGCCGTCCAGCGTCTCGTCGATCGCGCGGTCGATGTACGGATTCGGTTCCGTGCCTTCGGCCCGGATTTTATTGTAGACCGCGCCCGCCGCCGACTCGTCGCCGAGTTTCCGCCGCGCCCACGTTTGAATCGCCTCGAAGTCGGGTTCGTGTGGCCCGCGGCCGTAGTTCACGGCGGCCGCATAGTCGAGTCGTGACCCCAGGACGACCGTCGTCGGGTTACGCCGAAAGATTTGAAACGACCGCCGAAGGTCGCCCGTCGCCCCGACCGGCGCTTCAATCTTCAAATTATTCACGAGGTCGTTCGCGATGTCTTCGAGAATCGACGCCGTCTCGGCCGATAACTCGGCTTCGACGTCCGACAGATCGAAGGTGATTCGCCCGGTCGCCATTATAACGCCTGGGTCGCCCCGCCGAGTGGCGTCACCTGGTCGATTCGGTCGCGGATGTCGTCGGTAAGAATCGCTTCCGACGCCGTCATAGCTTCGAGCTGGTCGGGTTCCATCGCCGCGACGTTCTGTTCGACCTTCAAGTTCCGAAGCATTCGATTCACGATCGCGACCTGGACCGACAGGACGTCCGCCGGGACCGGGTCGAAGCCGCGGTCGTACGTGACGCGAATCTTTTCCGCCAGGTCCAGCCACGTCAACCGCGCGGTAAACCCGGTAAGGCGGTTCCCGCGAAACCCGCGTCGCGACTCGGCCATGCGTCGCCCGTACGACAGGACGATATTATGGTCCGTGAAGTCCCACCGATCGGCGTCCAGCGTCTCGAAGTCGTCGCCGAGATCAAGTTTATACTCGACTGACTGGACGTCGCGAATCGGGAAGACGAGTGGCATCGCCGAGTCGTCGGTCGTTCGCATCACGTCGACGCGGCCGTCTTCGGCGGCGAGGGTGTTATCGCCGAGACGCGTTTCGATAATGCCGCGCGCTTCGGCTTCGAGACCGCGAAAACCGTCCGTCTCGCCGACCGAGTCACTTCCCGCGAGTAGGCGGTCGAATCGTTTCTCGGCATTATCGGCGTCGTCGAAGATGTCCGACGGCTCATATTCGACGCGTGCGCGAAGCCGGTCGAGTGTCTGATACGGGGTCGTCATGTGCGTATGTCTTCCGGCGGTAGTGTTAGGTGTTTCCCGGCGCGCCTATTCTAAGCGGCGATTCGACGCGGCGGCCGCTATTCCGTCGCCGCTAAGAAAAAAGAGAAAGTGATTCGTGACGCGTCACGCGACAGCGTCACGCGGCTTCATCGCGCGCGGACGCTATCAGGCCGGCGTCGTCACCGACCCAGCGACGATATGCTCGGGCGCTTCGGCCGTCAGGGTTGCGTACTGATCGACAGCCATGCGTTCCTGTGGGCCGACGCGGGCGAGTGGCTGGACGGACGTCTCGCGAAGGACCGACAGGTAGGTCGCGTTCATGTTCACGGCGTACGCGACGTTCTGGGTCGTGTCGGCCCCGAGGTCACTAATGCGCGGGAACTGGTCCGACTTCATGACGGGGATGCCGTCGAAGTCCAGCGCCTCGAACCCGGCCGAGATTTCCGTCGTCGGGTCGTTGTAACGGACGTTATCCTGAAGCGACGTCCGAAGGTTGTTATGCCAGTCGAAGTCGCACACAAAGGCGAGGTCCTGACGCGGCGCGCCTTCGAACTCGGCTTCGTCGAGAATCTCACGGGTCGCATCCTCGTAGTCTTCGGGCGTAAGCGAATCGGGGTCGCCGAGGGGGATTATCGCGCCGTCGCCGGCCGCGAAGTCGGCGAGGCCCTCGTACCCGTTCGCGTCGCCGCCCTGTCCGGCGTCCGTGCCGAATAGGATCTGGCGTTCGGTTTTCTTTCGCATCCCGCGGACGAGTGACTGTTCCTGGGTCGACTCGGCGTTTCGCAGGTTCGCCGACGACAGGATAAGTTTGTCCGACAGGCGGGTCGCCATGCCGAGACCTTCGACTTCATATCGCAGGTCGCCGTAGGTCGGCTGTTCGAACTCGTACTGGTAATTCCCCTCGGCGTCTTCGGCGACCGTCGGCGACTCAAGCCCGAACGTCGGTTCGGGGTCCGCATCGACCGGCGTCGCGACGACCTCGTCGTCCTGGGTCGACACGCGGGTGATCATGTCCGCCATCGGCGTCACGCCCGGATTGACGACGAAGACTTCGGGGATGATGTCCAGCGGAAGCGTCCAGTCGCCCGTGTCGAGTGACTTCGCGATTTCCGACGTTGTATCGGACAGCGAGAAGCCCTTTCGCTGTAGGCTGTTCCATTTCTCGACGACCGACTGCCCGCCGAGTTCGGCGACCGGTTCGTTTGCGAGCTGGTCCCAGCGATCTTTCTGAAGCGCGACGCCGTCGGGAACCTTCCACCCGGCGGGGTCGCGGTAAATCGTCCCGTTCGGAAGGTCGCCGAACGACGACTTATACATCGACTCGCGGTTCTTACGGATTTCGCTTCGTGACTTCGTGACTGGGGCGTTAGTAGACATTAGTTATCACCGTGGGATTCGACGAGGTCGCGGTAACTCGGGACCCCCGAGTTCGCGTCGCCGCTTTCGAGGCCGGCCGTCGTTCCGGGGCCGCCGGCGTGACCCTTCGCGAGGTTCGCTTCGTCGACCGACTTCTCAGACGCGGACATTTCCATATCCTCGTCGTCTTCGTCGTCTTCGTCGTCCATTTCGTCCATGTCGTCGCCGTCCATGTCGTCGGCCTTATCGGCCGGCTGGATGGCGTCGAGAAGCATCGACCGCATATCGTCAGCCGCCAGGTCGATGTCCTCGCTTTCGGCGAGTGTCTGGACCGCATCGTCGATCGCGTCGATAGCCGCCTTCTCGGTCGAATCGGACGACCCGATCGCGTCCTTAATCGCGGACACGTCGTCGGATAGCCCATCGACCTTTTCGGCGACCGCCGACAGCGACGGGTCGTCGTCAGTCATGGCTTCGTGTTTCGAGGTTTCGTCGGCGCTATTGTTAGGTGTTTCCCCCCCGTCGCCGCCCGCGTCGTCGCCCTTCTCGGCGACACCTGGGGCCGGCTGGTCCGGCGACTCGCGTACGGTGACGCTATCGAACTCGACGTTTTCGATGTCGTCGTCAGGCACACACCGCGGGTCGCCGTTTTCGTCCAGGCCGACCATGGTATAGCCTTCCCAGCAGGGGTCGTCTTCGTCTTTCCACACGTCGCGACGCGACTTTTCGTGATAGCTGTCGACGACTGGCCCGACGTCGTCCGACTCGGCGAACTCGAGATACGCGTCGACAAACTCGTCGTGTGACTCGCCCGGCATGAAGACGGCCATGCCGTCGAGTTCGTGTTCGTGAATCGCGCCGCCGAGACCCATCGCTTCCGACGCCTTTTCGGCCGCCGTCTGGGACTCATACACCACATGGACGACGACCTCGTCCGCGAACGGAACCGCGAAGTCTTTTGTCGTCGCCGTCGCCATCTCGGCGGTGTCCGTGTCGGACGCGGCCCCGCATTCGGCACACGCGTCGGCCGCCTTCCCGAGTTCCACCTGTTCGGCCATCCCGTAGATTGAGAGACCCGTCAGCTCGCCCGCTTCGATGCGTTCCCACGCGTCTTTACCCCACTTGATGCCGACCATCCACGTTCCCGCGCCATACTCGCGCGTCTCGCCGCCGGGAAGGTCGAACTCGCGATCGGCCTTGAGAACCCACGACTCGACGACGTCGCCCTCGCCGTCGATAAGTGAGTGATCGGTATCGACGCCGCCGTCCGACGTCAGAAAGTCATGCGCCGCCTTCTCGACCGTCGGCGTCGCCACGACGTCCCCCTCTTTATCGGGTTCGCGCGGGATCATCGCCGCCGCATACGCCACGCGGTCCGCCTCGGCGTCGTCGTCTCGCTTCGATAAGACGAGCTGGGAATCGACGCGATAGTCGTGTGTGTCGTCCGTCGATTTGCGCATGACCCACGCCGAGTCGATCGCCGGGACGTCCACGCCCGACACGAGGTCGACGCCGACGTCTGCGATAAGGCCCCGCCCGCGCGTGATCGCCTCGCGTAAGGCGTCGACATCGCCATGCTCGGATTTCTGTTCCGCTTGAAGCGCGCCGCATACCCGGCGCGCCGTCTCCTCGTCATAGTCCTGTTCGCGTCGCATCGTCGACAGGCAGTCGTCGAAGTCGTCGAAGCCGGCGAACGGCATTAGCGAATCACCATACCCGCGATTTGACGACGAGAAGGTAAAGCGTTCGGGGGCGATAGCGGCGGCG